CATCAGGATGTATTTTTAAACCTTGACCTGCCGCAGCATGGCCTTTATCTTGGAACAAGAAATATTCATCTTGTTTTACTATAATTTTAGCCCCAGTTGTAGGGTCTTGTTTTTCTTCTATTTCTTTGACCTTTCTTAACTTAGTAGGGTCAATATATCTTAATTCTTTAATACCAGTTTTTTGATTTTTACCATCAATAATTATATGGTAAGGTAATCTTCCATCCACATACCACTTTCTGAATATATCATGTGCGTATGAGTTGAAGTTTAATAACTGTAATACTTCTTCAAATTCGTTTCTGATAGTATCTTTAATCTTATCAGATATTTCTAACTTATCCAGAATAATCTGAATAGGTGTTTCATCGTGGTTTCCCACAATACTTTCGTTGGTAATATCTTCGATAGCTGCATCACATTCTGGTTGAGCTGCAATGTCTCTATACTTTAATATTAAATCAACTTCGTTCTTGGCCTTATCACCATCTAAATCCAAATACGCGCCAAAATGCCCACCAGTAGTAATTACCCCAGTGCCGTCTTCATCTGTATTAGGTACGAAAGATGGCCTTATAGGCTCATTACCCTTCCGTTTTATTTCAAAACCAAAAAATTCTGCCATACTCTTTTCCTCAAATAATAATATCCGGAGGGAATAAATCCCTCCTTCTATTATATTTATACATCAAATTATGATGTAGTATCTGACTCCCAATATTGTACTTGTAGTTCAACTGTGAATTCCTGAATAGTATTTTCAGAATCATAGTTAAGGTCTATAGCAGCTATATTAGTTGGGAAAGTTCCTCTAAGGTCATATTTCTTAGTAACTTCACCTTGCTTATTTAATTGTTCAACAATCATATCAGCCTGGTAGTCACTAGGATTTGATAACCCTGTGTTTTCGTTGTGGTTATTGATACCGTTCATCCATCTTTCAAATGCGCCACGAACTGAGAATTCAACATCATTGATTACTGTGATAGACCATGGTTCAAATGTTCTATCTCCTGCAATCTGTAATTGTCTACCACGGAAAGGTACCGCAATAGGTGCAATTATTGATGCTGGCATCTGAGCACCTTTACATAAAAAGGATGTCAGTTCAACGTCACCTTGTGCGTAACTTGGAAAGTTACAAGTAACCTTAAACATGTTAGCACGTGCGCCACCTCCAACGAGTTTTGATTTAAAATCATCTACGCCTAAAATTGCCATTTTCTTCTCCTATTATGATCCAGCGATTTCTGAGAAATCGACGCCAGTTCTTGTTGCCACAAAGTTTAGAGTAATGAAGTTAACAGAACGTGCAGGCTTGATAAAGATATCAGCTACAAATCTGTTACTATCAATAACTTGACCTGTGTTATTAGTTGTATCACATATTACTGCAAAGTCTGTAAGACCTCTTCGGCCTTTGACATCCCTAAGGAATGGCTCAACTAAATTTCTGAATTGTGCACGAGAAAACTCGTCATTGAATTCAAATAATTGAGCTTTTGCAGCAGTTGCAACCGCCTTTTCTAACACTATAAACAATCTTCTTACATTGATTCTATCAAATGCAGAAGGTCTGCTTAGTAATGTTTTATCTCCGAACAAGATTGTTCCTTGTCCTGGGAATGATACAATTGGATTTACTCTTGCTTTATAAAGAGTATCTCTGTCAGCCTTAACTGGGTTATAAGCTAGTTTAGTAATACCTAGTAACTGTCCACGATTTACACCAGCTGGTGAGAACCATGTGTCTGCTACATTATCAGCATTTGCACATAAACCTGCTTGATGCCCAGAAGCACCAATCCAACGATATACGTCGTTGTATTTATCATATACATATACTGCACCGGAATCGGTGGATGCATATGATGTAGATGTTAAGGTATCTGCCCACGCCTTTACGTCAGCAGCAGGAGTTGCTGTTCCTACTGAATCTTCGATTGGGGGTGATACAAATGCCATTACATCTTTTCTTGCTATTGCTTTTGCAATTAAGTCTGCTGCAATTGTACTTGCACCATTTGCATCTGGATATGCAAATAATAAATTTACATCAACAGTTTCTGAATCTGCAAATTTTGCAAAACCAGATATAATTTCTCCTGTTGATGGAGTGTTATCATCTGTAGCGCCAGATAAACTGTTATCTACAGCCGATGTTACGGTTGTATATGAAGAAGTAGCTGAAATAGCCGCTCCTGCATCAGATAATCCAGTCGGTGCTGCTAAGAACCAAATATATGCAGAGTTATTATTAATAACGTCTTTATAATAATTTGAAGTTCCGTCTGATTTTTTAGCATCAGAACCTTGTGAAACGAATTCAAAAGTTTCTAATACTGTTCCTGTTTTTCCTGTAAATGAACCATTTTCATCAATTACAACAATGTGCATCTCATCATTAGCAGAAGTCTGCCCTAAATCAGTTGCATATTGTGATGTGCCTGGTTGTCCAGAAAACTCAGAAGCATATGTCCATGCATTAAATGCCGTAGCATTTGCAGGACAGACTGAAACCTTAAGAGAATTTCCTAATTCACCTGGATATTTTGCAATCCATGCTCCTTGTGAAACTCCACTAAGATTCAAGTTGGTATAATCTTCCCTATTTTTAATTAAAAGGTTACCACCCGCAGCATTGGCATTATCATGCCCTGATGCGACTCTAACAACTTTTAACGCGTTGCCATACTTTAAGAATGACGCGGCTGTAAGGAAGTATTTATAAGTATTGTCGTCCGGTGAACCAAAGGTATCCGCTAATTGCTTCTCAGAAGAAACAGATACGATCTCGTCAACAGGACCCCAATTAAATGACCCAGCAAATCCGCCAATAGAACTCGATACTGCAGGTACTACACCTGTTGCATCTATTTCCTTGACTTGAACTCCTGGTGATACTTGAAATGCCATCGCTTTATCCTCTCATTGAGTTAGTTAATATGTTCTCATAATACGAATTTTCACTACTATTATTTATAAATAACCATATCCTAACGCAGTAACTTATCAAATGTAGTAGCATCTAGCCATAAATTACCATCGCCGTCAGGTTCTGCACTTGAAAAATCATCTTCTTTTTCGGGTATAAACCCAAAAGGCAACATATCATCTTGTATTGCCTTTAATCTTTCTTTATATAACATATCTTTCATGTCTATATTGGACATATTTTCAAAGATATCTGTTGTAACAAACCATGCAAATAATACTAGGTTCATCATTAAATCATCGTGGTTAGGAGCAATTGCCTGATATGAATTGCCCTTTGAAACAAACGTACTTAATTCTATTATAGTATTAGAATCTTTTATTAATAATTTTCTTTGTTCTATTAAATCCTTTACCGTAGAGCAACCAATTCTTTTAACCCTTCTGGTCATTGTTGCCCCTAATGCATTAGCCTTAATAGATGATTCTACAAACATCTGTTCATATTCTAAATCATAATATAATCCATTACAAACTACAGCACCTTGGTCATTACTTTCTATAATAACATATGCTTCATTATAATGATTTGCATATTTATAAATTAAATCAGGTAGTAGCATTGGAGATATATTATTATCTCTAAAGACACACACTTGCTCAAAAGGTCTTGTTGTAATATCTATAATATTAAATGTGGAGTAATCTTGACCCCTACCTTTAGCTACATCCACTGTCATAACATATTCATGACTTTCTATTGGTGGTGTGTATATATTTATATTTTCTTTATGTTCTATAGGGTCTTCCGATACTTGAGCCAATAGATGATTGGCATCTATAAGTGTATTACCACGTCCATGGAATGTATTACCAAATTCTTGTTCAAACTGTAAAGCAGAAGTATTTGATATAGTTTCTTTCTTCCATTTTTCATCACGCCCTGGTACGTCCCACCAATCAACTCTAAATGGTTTATATTCATTCGTTCCTTGTGACGCGCCTTCCCATATTTTATGGTATATATTACCTATACCATTAGCAGTAGATGTTACAATAACCTTGGTATCTTTACCAGATGATATTACAGGATATGTTGATGTATAAAATTGAGCATCATTTTCCACGAATGCAAACTCATCCAAGAATAATAAATTAATAGATAAACCACGAATAGATGACCCACTCGTTGCCGCAGCCATTATCTTTGAATTATTACTAAATTCTATAGACCCTTTATTTAATGCCTTACAACCTGGTTGCAAGAAGAAAGGTAAGTTTTCTAATGCAAGTGTAACTCTAGCCAACATCTCTCTAGCAGTTGCGCCCTTATTAGCCAAAATGGCAATGTTTTTTTCAGGATGGAAACAGGCATACCATAGTAAATATACTACCGAAGATATACTTTTACCAGACTGTCTACATGCTAGAACAATACTAAATCTATTATCATTAAAGTGATGGAACATCTTTTCTTGATATTCATATAAATCAAAAGGAACCAGTCCTCTATCTAAGGATATAACCTTAATATATTTACGAGCAAAATAGGCAGGATCCTTCATACACCTTGTGTATTCTTGGACTTCCTTTTTTGAGAATTGTGTTTCTACGCCATCTCTTTTGACAGAGGGATTACCTAGATAACCGAATTCGCTATTCTTTATCCTCTGCATGATTAATTATTCTTTCATTTTCTTTTTGTAAGATTCTTTGTAAATCCGTAGTAGAACCAACAAATACATTATTATTCGTGACCTGTTTATTTTCTTCAGTTTCGTCTTTGTTTAAATCTTTTTTATCTTTTTGTAAAGCCATTAACTTCTCTGTAGTATCACCAATGTCTTTTATAGTTTTGGATAATACTTCAAATGCTCTAGGGTGTTCAGACTCTCTGGCTAATTCGGACAAAACATCAAGAGACCTAATACCTGTGTCTATTAGATCCTTATAGGTCTTTCTGGAATACTCATAATCGTCCTTAATATCTTTTTTATCAATAAAGACTTGAGCAGGTTTTTTAGTAGGCAAGTTCTTTTCTAAACTTGCAGTAAGTTTATTCTTTTTATCCATAATATTATTAACTAATAGTGGTTACTACACTATAATTGTCATCCTCATCCGCTGTTGATGGGGTGATAGTGAAATCCATGTTCTCTAAAATCTCCGAACCTCCCGCATCATTATTAAAATCGATGTTAATTTCTCGTATCACTCCTTGGTTACTTGTAGGACCAAAAAATTTCATTTTCATTGTAAAGTCCATTTGATATATTAATGCTCTTCGTGTTAAAAAGTCACCTTCGTAATCATCCTGAATAGTAACACCAGTTAGTATAATTGGTACATCTTGTTTATATGTAAATCCACTCACAGGTGTTATAGTAACTGTATATTCTGGTTGGAAGTATGGTAATATCTGTTCTAATATTTGTAGACCATCATCTTGGTTTTTAGCCATTGCATATAAAGAAACGTTTATGTTATATGCCACCTGATGTTTAATTGTTTTCTTTTTAGTAGAATCTGATGCATGATTTTCTGAAATAGTATTTCTTTTAGCAAGTTTTTGGGTAGAGTCCAATTCTAGTGAAGTAATTTCAAATCCCATCCTAGGTAATTTAATAGCCATATTGGCTTCACCACCAGTACTCTGATCCAATCTTGCAAGTACTTTATCTTTAGGGCCATATGCAAGAGGAACCTTGATTTGATTTAAAATACTACCATCTGCCTTGGTTCTAATAACACTAATATTATTAAATATAGTACCAAATACGGCAACAGCCTTTCTCATGGTTGAGTGATAAAAGTGTGTACCAAACATTAATAAGTCTCCGATGGGTCACCAAACGGATTGGTTTCAGTAAAGTCTAAGAAACCATCAGCCGCTAATTCGAACGCCACATTTTCTGCACCACCATCGGTTGCAAATGTATTTATTGTATCTGTAAGTCCATAAATTTTATTAATAAAGCAAGTATTAGTTGATTCTGATCCGACTAGGCCTATACTATTAGATACTATAAATGATTTTGCCTCACCAGAAGAACCGGTAACATTAATATTACTTACACTGATAGTTGCCAGTATATCTGTAGTTTTAGTTATTGTAGCTATTTCTCCAGATATAATAATTGCTGGAGTAGAACCACTTGCTGCAACTAATGTTTGTGATACCCTTTCACCTTGTTTAAAGTGATTACCACCTGTGACAGTTAAATCAAATGATTCAGTATATGCACTTGCTTGTGATAAGTCATCTATTAATTCAACGCCAGTTTCAAAGTCCTCATCATTATATTCAAAGAGAGCACATTGTAATTTATATACTGGTAAATTAGATAATTGATAGAAAGGTTGTTCGTGTTCTATAAAAGTAATTTCAAAGAATTTATTTGTCATTGGTAAGAATATAATATCACCTTCCAATGGCTTAGGAGTATCAACACTATTATTCCATAGACCTACAAATTTATTCCATTGTGATCGAGAAATTATAAATGTGGCCTCATCTCTGATTTCAACACCAAATTTACTATAAAGATCGCCAGTACCTTCAAACCCTTCACCATTTTCGATATAGGCTTCTAGTAAATATGCATCGTCAAATTTGGATGCAGAATCCTCTCCCAGAACATTATCTCTATTAACTAGAGTTCTAGGAATATAATAGACATCTTGCCCAAATATTTTGAGTGATTCTATTATCAGGTCTTCGTAAAGGTTCTGTTCGGATTTTACGGCCTGTGAAAAGTAAACATTTCTAGGCATTTATTACCCCGTATAAAAGTCAACTGGTTGTTCCCAATTCAATCTAACTTCTTCTTCTAATCTTTCTATATCTTGTAATGCATCTTCATAAAGTTGTCGACCATTAAACTGTAC